ACAAAATCGAACATACTAAAAAAGCAATTCTTGAAGCATTAGAAAAATCTTTAGGAGTTGTTACAACTGCCTGTAAACAGGTTGGAGTTGGTAGAACTACTTTTTATGAGTATCTTAACAAAGATGAAAGTTTTGCAAACAAAGTTGCTGATATACAAAACATAGCATTGGACTTTGCAGAATCACAATTGCATAAACAAATACAGGATGGTAATACATCAGCAACAATATTTTATCTTAAAACAAAAGGCAAAAAAAGAGGATATGTTGAACGAAGTGAAATAGTTCACGATGGTGCAATAAAATCAACTCTAATAGAATGGAAACCCAGTCAAGAAGAATAGAACAACATTGTAATAGACAATTTTACGATTTAATAAATTCAAATAAAAGATTTAGAGTTCACCAAGGAGGTACAAGAAGTGGTAAAACTTATGCAGTCTGTCAATATTTAACTTATTTATTAACTGAATCTGAAGAACCTTTAGTTATATCTATTATAAGAAAAACTTTACCTGCATTAAAAGGTAGTGTATTAAGGGATATAATTTCCATACTTGAAAAAACAGGGTTATATTATTTAGGAGTTCATAATAAATCAGCTAACACTTTTGAATATGGAAAACATCTTATAGAATTTTTATCGGTAGATGAACCACAAAAAATTCGTGGTCGTAAAAGAAACATTGCATTTTTAAATGAGGGAAATGAATTAACTATTGAAGATTTTCGACAAATTAATATGAGAACATTAGATATGGTTATTGTTGATTTTAATCCTAGTGACCCAATACATTGGATATATGATGATTTAGTACCTAGAGATGATTGTGATACTTGGATAACTACTTACAAGGATAATAAATTTTTGTCACAAGATTTAGTATATGAGATTGAAAGAATGAAATTAAAAGACCCTGACTATTGGCGAGTTTATGGTGAAGGTCAAAAAGCAGTATTTAGTGCAAGACAAATATTTAATAATTGGAATTTTATTCCATATAGCGATTTTCCAGAATTTGACACAGACAATGATGCTATAATTGGAATCGATTTTGGTTTTAGTAATGACCCTACTGCAATAGTTATTGGTTATAAAAAAAATGACAAACTATTTTTTCACGAATTATTATATAGCAAAGGAATGACAAATGATGAAATAGCTGAATTTATTAAAGCTAGTGGACACGAACAAGTAATATGTTATGGTGATTCAGCAGAACCAAAATCAATAGAAGAAATAAAAAGAAAAGGATTATATATTAATCCTGCTCGTAAAGGTCAAGGAAGTGTAAATGCAGGAATTAGTTTATTAAAAGAATATGAAATTTATATTAGTAAAGAATCAACAAATATAATTAAAGAGTATCATAGTTATTATTGGACTGAAATGAAAGATGGAACTATAATAAATAAACCTTTAGATAGAATGAATCATTGTATGGATGCTATGAGATACTTAACTTTTAGCAGCTTTGGTAAGCAACAAAACTTCTTTGTAATATAATTATTATTTTTGTAATATAAATCGTAAGCGAATGGCATCTATTTTCTCAAGAGTTGGAAATATACTTAAAAAGAATTTTCAAAATACAAACACAGAATTTAATAAAATTATCTATAATTATTTAGGACAATCAATAGTTTGGAATCCTGAAAATGATGGTACATATATTAAAAAAGGATATATGTTTAATTCAACAGTATATTCTATTGTTAATTTAATAGCTAAAACTGCAAGTAATATACCTTTTCAAGTTTATGAAGTCAAAAATCAAAACGAATTAAAAAAATATAAAGCAATGACTAGTGGTTTTATGAATGGAAACATTTTACATAAATCATTGTTACAGAGAAAACACGCATTAGCAGAATTAGATAATACAGATTTACATAAATTGTTAGAAAGACCAAATCCTGCACAATCTTATAGTAGTTGGATTCAAGAAATTATAGCATTCGGTAAATTAACAGGTAACAGATATGTATATGGTATAAAACCTGAATCAGGACCAAATCAAAATAAATGGCAAGAACTATACATTTTACCAAGTCAATCAGTTGAAATAAATAGTAATGGAATTTTTGACCCAGTTTCAGGATATAGTTTAGATTATTCAGGTCAATATAAAATTGATGCAGAAGATATTTGTCATATAAAAGATTTTAATCCATATTATGATGGTACAGGTTCACACTTATATGGAATGTCACCATTAAAAGCAGGTCTTAGAAGTTTAGATACAAATAATGAAGCAGTAACGACAGGTGTAAAATATTTACAAAATCAAACTTCAAGAGGTGTATTAATGTCAGATGAAGGAGATTTAAATGAAGTACAAGCACAACAATTAAAAGATAAATTTAGACAACAATATCAAGGTAGCGATAATGCAGGTGATATAATTATAACACCTAAAAAATTAAGTTGGGTAAACTTTGGTTTAAATGCAACAGATGTTTCTTTAATACAACAATATAATGCAAGTATAAAAGATTTATGTAATATTTATCAAGTACCTGTGCAATTATTAAATAACACAGATACATCTACATATAATAATATGATAGAAGCTAAAAAATCATTATACCAAAACGCAGTTATACCTGAATTAAATAAAATTAAAGATGAATTAAATAGATGGTTAGTTCCTGCATTTGGTGAAAATTTATATTTAGATTTTGATTATTCAAATATTGCTGAACTACAAGAAGAAATGAATAGTGTAGTAAAACAAATGGGTAGTGCTTGGTGGACTACACCAAATGAAAAAAGACAAGCAATGAATTATGGTATAGATGAAGAAAATGAAGAAATGAATGATTATTATATACCTGCTAATCTTATGCCTTTATCTAATGATGTAATTGAAGAAGAAATAAAAAGTATTGATATTGATTATAATTCACTACCTAAAGAAGAAATTAGAAATGATGTATATACTACATCTCAAGAAGCACAATCACGAGCAAATGATTTAGGTTGTATAGGTACTCATAGTCATACTGAAAATGGTCAAACAATTTATATGCCTTGTGCTACACACGAAGATTATGAACAAATAACTAATCGAGAATTAAAACCAGGTGACCACGAATATACATCTAAACAAGATTCATATAATAACTATCCACAAGGTGCAACTAACAATGCAAAAAGAATGTTAGAGTGGAGAGAAAAATATGGTCGTGATGTTGTTAAAGGTGGAACTGCAGTTGGTTGGAAACGAGCAAATCAATTAGCAAATCGTGAATCTTTATCAATAGATACAATTAAACGAGTTAATAGTTTTTTAGCAAGACACGAAGATAATGCAAAAATATCTGAAGAATATAGAAATGAACCTTGGAAAGATAGAGGTTATGTAGCATATAATTTATGGGGAGGTAAATCTATGGTTGCATGGGCAAAAAGAATTTCTGAAAGAGATGATTCATAAACTAAACAAAAATTACTATACTGATTGGACTAAACAATTAGATATTGCAGAAAACAAACAAGATAGAATTTGGTCAAATTATTTTAATAAAGAATCTAATAAACTTATAAATTCTTTTATGGTTGGAAAAATAATTCCAAATCTTGATACTTATTATCAATTAAACGATTTACAACAATTATATATTAATCTATATAAAACTATTGGATTAAGAATGGCTAATTGGTATTATAGACACTATGAAAAATATATAACAAAAAATAATCCAAAAGAATATCAAAGTATTTGGGAAGAAAAATTTGCATATATAGGAAAAACAATAGCAGGTGAAAGAATAGTTAGCATTGCAGATAATCGTAAAAAAGAATTTAATAAAATTATTAGAAGATATATGCAAGAAGAATCTTTTATGGCATTAAACGAAGTTGCTGCTGAAAGGATTTTAAGAAAAAAATTTAAAGGAATGAGTATATCTAATGGAAAAAGAATAGTGAGAACAGAAAGTGTTAACGCAGCAAATTACGCAACTAACGAAAGTGCTTTAAGTTTATTCGGTGCTAATAATTTAAAAAAAGAATGGATTTCAGGAACAGATGGTCGTGTAAGAGATGCACATTTAATGGCGAATGGTCAAAGAAGAAAAATGAATGAAAAATTTAATGTTATGGGTGAACAACTTAATCACCCTGGAGATAGTGCAGGGTCTGCAGCTAATGTAATTAATTGTAGATGTGCAAGTGCTCCAATTCCAATTGTTTAAAATAATTATCTTTGTACTATGAATATAATATATAAAACAAGTCCGATAGGTGAACTAAAGGATATAGATGAAAAGTCAGGAATCGTAAAAGGTTATGGTTCTATTTTCGGAAATGTAGATTCTGATGGTGACATAATTTCTAAAGGTGCATATACTAAAACTATTAAAGAAAATGGTGAAAGGGTAAAATATCTTTATCAACATCAAATGGATAAACCACTTGGTAAAATGATAAATTTATATGAAGATGAAAAAGGTTTAATGTTTGAAGCATCAATTCCAAAAACACAATTAGGTTCTGATGTTTTAGAATTAATAAAAGCAGGTGTTATAACAGAAAATAGTGTTGGAATATTACCATTACAAAAGGAATCTTGTACAGGTGATAAATGTTATAGAAAATTAACAGAGGTAAAGTTATATGAAATCTCTGCAGTTACATTAGCAGCAAATGATGAAGCAATGATATTAGATGTAAAAGGAAATGTTGATGTAGATAAAGTATTATCTAGATATGATAACTTAGTGAAATTAATTCGCAAAGGAAATATATCTGATAATTTAGGTTATGCTATCGAAGCAGAACTTATTAAACTCAAATCAATTTTTTCAAAAAGTATCACTTTGCCGACTGATATTGAAGTCACAGAGCCGATTGAAGTAAAAAATAACGATAATGAGATTTATAAATATTTGTTTAATAAATTAAATTCGTAATAAAATGAATGACGATATAAAAAAAGAATTAGACCAAATCGGAGATTTAGTTGATTCTAAAATTGAAAAAGCATTCAATTCGGCACAAGAAAATGCGAAAGGTGAGATTGAAGAATCACTTAAAAGTGAAATTTCTAACTTATCTAACGAATATCTTGCAAAGAATGATGAAATGCAAAAAAGAATGGATACTATCGAAATGGCAGCTAAAAAAAATGCTATCGAAAGTAAGCCAGTAAATTTTAAAGGTGCTTTAAAAAATGCTATCGAAGGTGGTGCTATTGAAGGTCTTAAAAAAGGACAATCAAGAGCAGCTTCATTTGAAGTAAAAGCTGATATGACAACTGGTGCAGATTATACTGGTGAAGTTATCGCTGCAACAAGAGTACCAGGAATTAAATATGACCCAAGTAATGAGGTTCATGTAAGGTCTATCGTACCTGTTGGAACTACAAACTCTGACACAATAAGATATATAACAGAATCTGCATATACACAAGGTGCTGCTGCTAAAGCAGAAGGTACTGCACTTGGACAAACTGATTTTAACTTAACTGCTTCTACTGCTAATGTAGAGTTAATTGGTACTTACTTAAGATTATCAAAGCAAATGCTTGATGATACAGAGCAATTAACTTCTTACATCTCGGCAAGAGTACCAAGCAAGTTAATGGCAGTTGAAGATGACCAATTATTAGGTGGTAATGGAAGTGCACCAAACTTATTAGGATTAAGAAATTCTGCTACTGTTTGGTCTAATTCTGCTTCAGGATTCGCTGATGGTGTTATTGCAAACCCACAAAACATTGATGTATTAATTACTGCACTTAACCAAGTTGCAAAAGCTAATTATACTTCAGATGGGATTTTAATGCACCCAACAGATTTCCACAAGATTCTTGCACTTAAAGATGGTGATAGTAGATATTTAAAAGACCAAGTTTATCAAGGATTACAACCTACATTTATGGGTGTACCATTTAGAATCTCAACTGCTATGGCAGAAGGAGAGTTTATCGTAGGTAATTTCTCACAAGCTGCACAAATATGGCAGAGAGAAAATGTAAGTGTTGAATTTTTTGAGCAAGATACTGACAACGTACAAAAGAACTTTGTAACAGTTAGAGTTCAAGAAAGACTTGCAATGACAACTTATTTACCAAATGCATTATGTAGAGGTTCATTCGCTACAGTAATAGCAGCTTTATAATTAATTAGAGTTTATATAATTAAAAAAGGGGAGTAGTTAATTCTATTCCCCTTTTTCTTGTTTGTATTTTAACAAACTGAATTATCACACTCTATTTAAATAATCATTAACTAAATCTTGTCTAGTTATATTAGGTGTATCTATTATATATAAAAATTTATCT